GTTTGCTGGTGCTGGAGTTTCTTGATCTTTGGCACTTACCCAGCCATCTGGACCTTTAACATATTGTTCTTGTCCTGGCAACCCAACTGGTTCACTAAACTTAATAGGAGCTACAGTTTGTGGTGTAGAGGATCTTGCAGTTGGTGCGACAGATTTACCGTATCCCTTAGGGGTAACACGACCCGGCATTTGGGCATTGTATCCTGCTACATTTTTAAAGAGTTCTTGACCAACACCCTTTAAAGTGCCTCCGCCCCAAATTTCATTAATCTTCACTTTTCATTCTCCGTACACCACGCTTGAATTTCTCTGGCTCTTGGGTGCGGATAGAATTGATCAATCTACGTTCCAGCTCTGCAGCTTGCTCGGCGTCGTAGTTTTCACGGATATAATTGATTAGATTGATTGCACCGGCGATGACATTGCTGGCACGACTCTCCACAAGATTCTCACGATCTTTATGGACGATTAGTGTGTCTAATTCATCAAGTATACTACGGGCTCGCTTTTGCAAGATGGGCTCCAGTTTAGTTATATTTATAGAAGTTTAATCTGATTTGGATTTCAATCCGGCGAGCATTTGCTTCAATTTATTGCTTTCTACGCTACTTCCAGGCGGTGGGCTGGTATTATTTTCCAGGTTCCAACCTTCTTTTGGCTGTGGCAAGCCGGTTGCAGGGTTAAGTGTAGTTGTAGTCTTGATTTGATTTAAAATACTTGTTGCTGGCTTGTAACCACCAGCACTTTCTTGTCCTTCTTCGCCTGGGTCTGTAATACGCATGGTTTCAATGTTGTATTCTAAGTCAATCTTCATACCAACACCTGTAGAGCTACGCGACTTCATACACTGGATTTGATAGCGCCCACGTTCTTTCATGGCACGGCTTGTAAAGATGCCAAACACGTTATCCGCTGTATTAATCTTACTAATACCACCTGCAATATGACTATGGTCAAATTCAATTTCTTCTACAGCACTACGATTCAACTGTGAAGCTGTGACTAATAGCACACCTAGCTCTTGCGATAAGTTACGCAATTCTTCTGCTACATATTTGTCTTTAATAAACTGATCATTTGGATTGACTTTGACACTCACTGGCATTAACAAGTCCAAGTAATCAACCATGACAAAGTCAACTTTGATGCCTGTTTGTATCTGCACTTCTTTTAAGTAACTGCGAATGTCGTTAATGTTGCTCTGCGCTGGTAATGACTTAATGCGATACTGTCCTGCTTTTTTAGAATATAGTTTAACTTTAAGTTCAGTGGTGTCAATATCCTTACGAATATCTTTAGTGCCCATGCCCGATAACATTGCATCTGTTCTAAGAGCTACTAGTTCTTCACTCAATTCTAAACTTATATAAACACCCGATAAGCCTTGTTGCAACCAACTCAATGCTATGTTCATCATGACAAGCGATTTACCTGAACCTGAGCCGCCAGCAAAGATATTAAGTTCTCCTCGACTGAATCCACCATACAAGACTTTATCCATGGTTGGCCAACCTGTTGACACTTGTCCACCTGAATTAAAGTATTTGTCAATACGTGCTCTAGGATCTCCAAAGTAGTCTGTGCCCATGTCTTTGGTTAAACTAATTTGAACTGCATCTTTGATCAGTTTTTCTACAGGATCATACTCACCTTTTTCCAGCAAGTCCGCGGCTTGTAAAATAGCACGTTCCAATTCTTGTCTACGACTAAAGCCTTCAAACTCTTTCATAAACCAATCTTGATGTCCATCAATTGCAGTCGGGATTGGTTTAAGATCTACTCCTGTTACTGCTTTAATTTGTTCGTATGTGGGCAGGGTTTTATGATCAGCACTATGTTGCTGAATAAACTTTGCAGTTTCACGTAGGCTACGATCAAAGTTTTCTGGATTGTAAATGTTCTGCACTCGCACGTAACTCTGTGCATCTTGCATGATCATTTCTAAAAATAGTTTTTGTAGGTCTGGGGTATATTCGGTGGCCATAGTTAATTATATAGTTTTCTTTTGTGTAATTCAATCTTTAATCGACTCGTTTGTCTTGCTTCCAAAATGCTTTTAATAACAAATAATTTACCATACTGCTCAACTGCACTTGCAATATCTTTGTGTGTTTCTTGCCAGACTGGAAAGCTCACAGTCCATCCATATTCAATTGCCTGATCAATTAGTTTTGCGCCTGCTTTGTCTGTGTCTGGAACTACAATAACTTCACGACCTAGACTGTCAATGATGTCAGCTTGTATTTCACTGCACTCGTTACTTAATACTGCCACGCCATCCACGCTCATAGCATCAAATGGGCCTTCGGCTACAATAACAAATTTAGCATCAGGTAACTGTTTGTCAGTATTGAATACATAGTTAGGTTCGTAACTGCTATGATACTTAGGTTTAACTAATTCGTCAAATGCTCTAGCACTATACCCAATGATTTCATTGCGCCATGTAAAAGGAATTATTACACGCTTATGTAAATTATATTGTGTTTCAGGAGTCCACATTAAATTATATTTGCTTAGATCAATTCCACGTTGTGCAGAATATAATACAGAATTGTGCCACTCGTTGGGAACATCAACATTATTGTTTAATGCATAAAATGTGTTTAGTGCATGAAACGTTTGTGCATCTTCAGGTAATGCTCTTGCTTTAAAGTTGATAGGTTCTACTTCCTCGACTTCAATCAAGGTTTCTGGTGCTACTAGTTCACGTATACGAATTGCATCAATTACTAGACGTTTAATTGTGCCTTCGTCTGCACCTAACCAACTTAATAACTTACGAAACTTGTATGTTAAATGACGTCCTGGAATGTAGCTGGCTTTGAATCCACAATTAAAGCAATGATAGCTAGTGCCACCATCTGGATTCATGACCATCCCACCACGTCCACGAGTATCTGGGTTTTCGCCATTATGAGTGCAACATGGCGCATTAAAACTAATCCAACCAGAAGTGGAATTCGTTTTACGTTTTCCAGGTAATACGAGTTTAACGGCGTCTTGTATAGAGCTCAACATTCTTACTATTATAGCAGATTATTTGATTTTGTGCAATGCTTAGATTGCCAATTTGGCTAGACCGGCCAGGTTATTGTGCCAGAAGTTGTCCAGCGATAAAAGGTTCTACCCAATGGTGCTGCACCGGTTGAGCTAACTCCTGTAGTAATTGCATTGCCAGCGGCTACCAATATAATTGTTCCACCGCCGCCATTTCCGCCCCCAGCGTTTAGGCCAGTTGCACCACCACCACCACTACCAGATCCGGGAGTTCCTGTTCCACCAAATGTATTGGTATAATAGCCGCCTGCTCCTGCACCACCGCCACCGCCTGCAGGTGCAGTTGTGTAAGGTGCTAGATAAGCACTACCACCGCCACCACCGCCAGCTACAGTAATTGTTACACCAGTCAATGTTAATGCTGTAGCACTACCACCTGTTCCACCTACGCCATTACCATTGGATCCATTACCTACAGAACCCCCGCCACCACCACCTGCGTATCCATTAACTGGATTAGTTTGGCCAAATCCTCCTTGACCACCACCATTGGTGCTGCCGCCATCTCCGCCACCGGTGGTAGTTCCCTTAAATCCAACACCACCACCACCTGCGCCTGCACCAATGCCGCTGGCTATGATATCATTCCATATGCTTGTTCCGCCTGATTGAGCAGGACTAACACCACTACCGCCACCACCAATGGTTATCACATACGTCATAGTTTGTTGAGCGTTGATAGTGCCTTGAATTGTCTGAGCACCAGCACCGCCACCACCGGCTGTTTTTACTCCACTAGGTGTTGTTCCAACACCATTTCCAGCACCGCCACCGCCAACAATTGCGTATGTAACTTCTACAGCGGCGCCAACAACAGAGAAACTAACTGTGCTGGTTGTAGTAGATACAACATTAAATGAATCCTTAACTGCAAAACTAATATTAACAGGATACTGTGCCAATGCACACGAACCGGTAATTATACCTGTTGAACTGTCTAAACTTAATCCCACCGGCAATGTGCCAGAAGTAATGTAATATGTATAAACTCCAGTTCCGTCAATAGCTGTTAATGGTTTGAATGGAGTAATTGGTGTATTCACATTTAAAATCTGCGGAGTTGTATCAGATGCCGCAGATACTCTAGCGTAAATGGTGAAATTAACTGTGCTGGTAGTTTGTGCTGTTTGCTGATTACTATCTATAACACTGAATACCACTGGAGTCACCACTGCTATAGCCGGAATTCCGGATACCAACCCAGTTGATGGGTTAAGGGTTAGTCCATCGGGTAATGATCCGCTGCTTACAAAATATGTATAACTGGTTCCTCCACCGCTTGCTACCAATGGGGTAAAACTAGTAATAGGAAGACCTACTTCTAAAAATTGATTACTTGGATATGCTG